TAATGCCATTTGGATTGACATTAAATGGTGGTAAGCTCGTCAAGAAACCAAATTTGAATTTGTCCTTAACTGCACGATAAAATTTGACCTTCTGATTGATTGATGATTTAAAATACCAAACAATTGGAAGATGACCTTCACCCCAAGATCCACCGGTTTCTGCATGAGAAACACGAGCAATGTTGAAAGCTTGATAAAATGGTACGTTCACGTCGACAACTCCTTCTTGAGCAAAATGTGGAATACATCTTACACCAGTAGAGATGAAACTAGCATCATCAAATTTGTGATAACCAGTTGGATCAATAGTTTGTTTCCATTGATTTGCGAACTTACTCATAATAAAAGACTCGCCAACATACCCTTGATTCTCATACATCAACATACGCATCGCCATACTTCCAGTATAAAATCCATAACCAGCAGAGAAATAATCAACTACATCAATGTAGTTGGAATCCTCAGCAGCACGAAAATGATACGGATCTACAGCGAGTGCGTTGGTAGCTGTAAGAGTTAAGGTTGGTCCAAAAATCACAAAAGCTGTGAGGACCTTGTCGAGGCGATCAAATTGATCACCCATACAGATGGCAAGATTGCGCTTGACATCTATAGGAACTGAAGGTCCAGTAGCCAGATGGGCTGTCCGGACCTGAGATTGAGTACGTGAATTATTCTGAAAATCAGTAGTTAATGTCACGTTAGAATGCTTGGATGCGATCATATGTTTTGCGGGCAAGAATTGAAGATTCGTCGATGGATTCGACAACCCAACTCCTGAACAATGAAACTTCGGTACGCAATAAACGGTATGAGCAACATCACCTGTAACTTCAAGAGGTAGCTCAACCAACACATATAGAGTTCCATAAGAGCAAAGCTCAGTATCTTGGTAGAACTTAAGTGTTGACACGTTGGATAATCCATCATTACTAAATGGTGTCGCAACGTACTTCATAGGAGTCGTGGCCATTGGTGCATTTGTAATTTGAATATTAGCATTATCAGCAGTAAATTGAACTACTTCCGACAAACCCTTATTCACAGCATCAACGTCCATAATGTCACCTACTGCATACGTTCCATAATCATTTACAGCAACCAAAAATCGCAATTTGACGTTATGAAACATGGTCAAATACACATCAAAATCAAAATGAAGTGATGCAATCCAATTTTGACACATTGCTGAAACCCAAGCCTGTTGAGAAAGATATACACTCGCATCGTAAACTATTGGGTTAATAGTAAGAGGAAATCGCTGTAAGATCTCACGCGGTTGTTGTGTGTCTGTTATCTTGAATATCTTATCATCTAAGATATTGGGACATCTCATGATATAATCAACGGACATCTCATCAAGATCAGTACTAAACGCGGGATAATCTGTAGCAATTACATTACCTTGGTCCAAAGAATACACATGATCAGGCATCACTGCTTGACTTGATAAATGACCATCACCTTGTTTCCACTTCACAGCGGTTACTGGCGAATCATTTGATGGTTTGCTATATCCTAAGGCTCCAGCAACATTAGCGGCCGCAGAAAGAATTGGTGCAGCAGCACCTACAGTTCCTCCAATCAATGGAAGACCTGAAGCAGCTCGTGCAATTTTAGACCCTTCAGCGAGGGCTCCAGAAATGCTACCACTCTGAACCATTTTACCAGATTCAGTTTTAAGCATGTGCTTGCTTGGGATATTTTGGGTATTAGATTGAGGGCGAATGACAGGTGCGCGCCTTACAACCGTGCGAGATTCATTACTACGACGTAATTCTTCTTCGCGCATTTGTAATGAACGCAATTCCATCTGTGCCTTTTTAATCTTTTTCTCCAAAGCATCACGAGATTGAAGAGGAGCTCCAATTGTTGGATACTCCAATTGAAGTGTTTCATTATCAGCTTGAATATAAACAGTCAACTTGACTGTACCAATATCCAGTGGTGTTAAACGACCCACATATAATTTTCCTGGTCTGCCTGTTCCAGTTTGTAAATTTCGACCCATAAAGCTCGAAACCCATGGAACTTTCATAACCACACTTGTCGATGTTGTAAGTGATAATTGAATATTTGGCGTTTGCGAAATTTGAATTAATTTCTTAGTTCGATTCGCAATAGCCACATCATTCATGTCTGCATAAAATGCTAGAATTATACCACCTGACGTCTTCGGTGCGACTGTGAATTCAAAACGCACGTTCAAGAATGTGCGTAAGAATGCAAAACCATTAATTTTATCGTGGACATTAGGCTGAGACAAAAACAATTCAATCGGATCCAGCAAATAGAGCTGATCACCAGGTGCACCCCCTATTGGGATAACATCTGTTAGAATTTGGTATTCTCTTTTGAGAATATCATCAACTGTGTGCGAGCGTCCTTCAACGAGTGTTGTCGTTTCACTACTTCGTAAATCGGCTTCCATCGGAAGAGTTTCTTCGATGGGGACTTCACTAGTAGCAAAAGTAACAATTTGTTGTCCAGTTTCAGTGTCATTGCGTTCATCATGAAATGGGAGATTTGAAGTTGAATTTAATGTTTCGGCTACCCTTGATTTAACGTGTTTAGTCGGGTAAAACTGCAACACGGTTTTTGTGTGTGATACTTTGATGGGGCTGCCATCGGAGCGACCACCGGAATAAATATTCCTACTCCATATTTTTGAATTTTGAACTGTGCAGGAAGACATTTTGCCTTCATTCCAGTTCTTGGCTACGATAGTGTCCATGCCCTCAACTATTGAGGGGTGTGCACTAAAGTCGAATTTGTATATGCCATCTACAGAATTTTCTGCGAAGTAGAACACATTATCACCGCGACGAACCATCTTTCGTAATGTTTCCTGAGGATAAAAACAATCAGGAGTCAAAACTATTCGATGCTTCTTGCACTGATCAATTATTCGGTCTCGATACTGGGTGAAAATTTCAGGAGTGTGCATACACAACTCTCTAATTGCTATGCGTGAATTAACTTGCATCTGTAATTGTTTCTGACCGTATTCTTGTTCACACCTGTCCCAATTTAATGGTTCAAGTATGGAAGCTAACTCTAGTGGTGCTAACCACATGTGTAGCTTCGGATCGTAAACGAATTTTCGTTTGATGATAGATATATCATGCATTGTCTTATAGACGATGTCTTCTCCATCTTTAGTTTCTGGGGTACAATAATGACCGTATGATAACATACACTCTGACCATTTTGTAATATCCAGAACCTCGGATAGAGAACGACTAAACGCTATGATACTATCATCTCCATATATTGCTACATAGAATTCATTTACTAGGTTCTCTTGAAGCTGGTAAGCTTCAACAGTACCAATATTCTCAAGAAGATCATATATACACAGATACGTTATGCCATAGTTATAGAGAGTGTTAATGATAGCGGTTCCAGGGTTACCTGACGGTTGACCCCTCACTATCTGGATGACGACATTACCAAACACTTGACGTGATGAAGTGATGTCATTCCACAAAGCTTCTGACACTTTAGAGGTTCGCGAATAGCTCATTTCGATAAAGCTATGTATCATCCATAGAAGATCCCTATTCAGAGTTCCATCCCAATTTGTGAAATCAGTAGCAATAAATTGTTTTGCATTTGGGTGTGCAACTTTCTTCAATTTTAATGCAAGATAGTCCCAGTCCTCTGAATAAGGATTTATTCCCACAAGAGACGAATTTTCAATTCTCTCTTCCATGATATTAGCGAACAAGTCAAGATAGTGTTCACGAAAAGTAATTACATAATTTAATGGCGCTGCTGCAAAAGCACGAGTCTTCCCAGCATCAACTTTCGCAATTAGGCGAAGTTCGTCTTTTGCTGTTGATACAAAGTAACAACGCGGGCGCATATTATT